ACATCAAACGATAGTCGTTAATGAAATCACCCGCTGATGTAGCAAAGTGAATAGCAGTTGGTACATCTTCACCGTCTTTTTGTTGGCGAGTCATAGTAATAGAAGCGCCCTTGTCTTCCTTATAAACATCAAAACCTAAGATAGTTTTGAGTTTAGTCAAGTTTGGCATACCAAACGTACCAATAAAGTCCGCTACCGGAGTCTTAGTCACACCGTTTACAACCACAGACTTGTCATCTGCGAGTGCAGAAACCTGTGTTTCTTGTGCAGTACCGGACACTTTCACTAAGTCGATGATACCTAGACCGTGTGTGTACTGAATCATATCTTGCAAATTATCTCTCATTGTTTATCCTCTTGTAGTATTTAGGCATTGCTATTGTGTAATATAGCATGGTTTTTTGCATGTGTCAATCACATTTTTACCCATTGTAGAAATTAACGTTATTGTATATTTCTAAATCTTTCCTTAGGTAGTCTTTTAAAAGTTCTAGGTATTTAGGATTTTCTTCTAGGACCTTTTTAATTTTATCTTTTACAGCATAATCCATAACGCTTTTTTCGTTTTGCATCGGGGAAAATATTCTCAACTTCATAATTTCTTTAGTGAAACGTACTAGACTACGAGAAAGAGTAGCACCGTGTTTTAAAAAATGTATTTTATCTAAGTCATAATTTTCTAGATAAAATGATTGTTTGCGGGTATGCATAGTAGAACCCAATTTATTGTTAAAGATGTTGTCTAGTCTGGTTCTGTATTCTAACGCAGAAACATCTCTATGGAAATCTTGAGCGAAACCAGAGCACCAGCGTTCAACAGGTTCTCTCAGTATAGTAAAAGGAATTTTATTTTTTACTTCCTCTGTATTTTCGTACTCATAGTACTTCCAGCCATAATGGTTAAGAAACGCATGGGCTTGAGTAGAAGCATTTTTCACGATAGGGATAAAATAATAATTACTATCAGGGCGTGTGATGATAATATTATTATCGTGACCTGCTAAACGTGGTTCTATCTGCTTCATGTCACCCAAAACTAAACAACTGATCAAACGTTGAATTAGTATCTGTGCTATCACCCAGATCCCATTCTAGTACACCTAATAGATTGTCGATCTTTTTGTCTACTAGAGTTGCTTCCATTGCGCTATCATCGAACGGTAGCTCTTGGAACCACTGAGGCAAACGCAATTGATCTGTTGGATATGCGATACTAGTATATCCTAGTGGATTGCTTTTTAGTTTGCAAACAATAACTTTGAAACCATCCATGATCTCCATTGAATAGTTGTCGCCGTTAACACGCTTTAAAGTGTTCCAGTTCATAGCCGCTCTTACGTGACCGGGCATGTTTGCTTTACCAGTCTTAGAACGCTGTTCTAGTTCAGTATAGTAAGTAAGTTTGTTTGCAGACTTAGGCGAACCTTTAGTCCAAGAGTCTTGCTTAGCCATTGCGATCTTAAACGATTTGATCGTTTCGACTACCTCGTCTTTGCCCTTACCACCAAGAACCATTTCTAAGACTTCCATCAAAAAGTCTTGTACATACTTGGGAGTATCGGCTCGCTTCAAGTCAAGACCCATTGCTTTGACTTTGCCCATCTTACCATCAGTGTCAGTACGCTTGCCTTCGATGTCAATCACATTGATAGCATAACGCTTTTTAGTGATAAACAAACCACGTTCACCAACTACTTCTCTACCTGCTTTGATGATTTCACCCTTAGCACGTGGACAGTGAAACGCTGTTTCCATAAACGCTGTGAAACTGTCATTCACTTGCTCTGCGATGTTATCATAAAGTTGAATAGCCATTTCTTTAGACCACTCGTCTTTACTGATCTGATCTTTTAAGATGGGCCAAGCAGAAAAATAACAAGAGTCAGTATCACCATAGATCATTGCTGTACCAGTGTGATCATAATCACCTGCAATGATCTCATTCACATATGCTGACATATGCTTAGTGATGCATCTACCAGTCAGTGTAGTTGACTGACCAATACGCTTATCGTAGAAACGACAGTGTTCATTAAGAAGTGCACCATAAGCAGAGTTAAGCAAAATTTTGCGAACTAACTGACGCTTATCCCAATACTCACGATCTGCTTGAGTAGTGGACTCTCTAAGTTTCTTCTGCATCACTTTACGATCAGAATACCACTTGCTCAACAAGCCTGGAATCACACCCTCTTGATCTGATCTAAACACAGTGCCGTTAGCACTCAAGATCAGCGGGTTATTAGAATCAAAGATCCACTTCCAGATTTCTGCCGCACTTTTCTGTTCGCTTCTACCATCTTCGTAATCAACAGTTAGGATAGTTCCACGCTCTTGATTCAAGATAGCAGTATATTCTAGTGAGCCAAACAACCCCTCCCACAGCAAGCTACCTTCTTCCATGTCGCCTTCTGTGTAACGGGCTTTTTCTTTCGCAAGTTCTACTCCCTTTTCTATCATATACTGATCAGTCAACGTCTGTCTGATCTGTGCTACGATAGTCTCAGGAGCCATGTTAAGTGCCCTGATCGTAGAAGGATACAGAGAGTTGATATCGATTGATCCGATCCACTCATGCATACCTTTCTTTGGAGTAGCAACATATGCACCTGCCGCTTGCTGTTCTCTTGTTGCATTTAGATTCTTTCTATGCTTGTCAGGAACAACAAGACCACGCTCATGCGCTTCGTTCATGATAGCCATTTCGATCATAGCCACAGAACCCATGACAGTTGGTAGCAACACAGTATTCTCATGTGCTAGTTGATTAGCAAGCTCCAAGAACTTGAGTTTGTTATGGATCTTGACCAACAGCATAACGTCTTGTCTGTTATACTGAATAAACGTCTTAAAGTCTTTGTTGTATAACTGATCAAGTGTACCTTCATACTCAGTCTTGCGCTCACCAACTTCCATCTCACCGATAGAATCTAGCGTATAACTGTGGCGTGATTCGTAGTTGTACTTTTTGTACAGTTGAAGATAGTCTAAGTGAATGCGACCAATTAAGTCAAACGTTTCTTCTTCTTTACCAAAACGCTCATACATTCTTTTCTTAGGATGATGACCCATCAAGCAGAATCTACGTGTATCGTCTTTGCTCATTACTCTTGTGACACGATTAACCATGTATGGAATATCGTATCCTTCTGAGTTCCAGCCAGTCAATACATCAGCGTCTTCGATCAGTTCAAAGAATGCGTCAAACAGTTCTTTCTCTGTCCTAAACAAGATAGTATCGGGGAAGTCTTTGATAGCGTCTTGTGCAGTCTCATACGTCATGTGACTTGGAGGAATAGCCAGACACACTAGTTGATCAAGCCAGTCTAAGTACACGCCTACGGCTGTTACAGGATTGAATGGATCACTTGGTGGAGAGAATCCCTTTGCAGGATCAAAGTCAACCTCGATGTCGAAAAATGCTGTGTGCAATTTGGGCGCATCGACACCCAGATAGTTCTCGCTCAAACATCTGAATACAGGATTGACATCACTCTCAAACGTTTTACGCTTAGAGTGGATGCGTCTTTCTTTTTCGAATTCTGCTTGCTTGCGGGTTGAGAACCTAGAAACAGAGTCCCCAAAGATAGAGCGGTATTTACCTTTGGGGTCTTCGTAATACATCACGAAATTTGTAGGATACTCTTTAAACTCTCTTACACCTTGAGAGTTTCTTTCTACTACAAAAATTCGATCAGTCTGTTTGTCGTGGATTGCGTCTACGTAGGACATTAAAGAGTTTTACCCACAGTCTCCAAGATGTCATTTAGTTGTTCGTGGTCTGCATTAGTGTCAGTAAGTTTTGACTTGTATGCAATTCGGATAGCTTTCTTTAGAATAGCTGGTTTGATTTCAAGTTCTTCTGCAACTGCTTTTACAGTATCGGTAAGCCCACCATTAAGAGTCTCGACCTCATGCATCACTTGAATACCTTCATTCATAAGTTGCTTGAGTTTGAGTACCTGTTCGGGACTAAAGTATTTTCCTGCCATATATTTCTCCTTGAGTTAGTTAGAAATTGTCTGTATAGTATATAGCAGGATTAGGGGTAATGTCAATGTTTTTTGGGTGCTTGATGTTCCCAAATAGTATAAGGAACTTGATGTTTGCAATGATCTACTGCACGTTTCCAATAATTGGCGATATGGTTAGAGTGTGTTATTATGACTACAGAATCAAAAAGGCTATCTAAGACAGTGTAATATACCGGTCTGCGTGATTTATCTCTGTAAGTTATCAACGTTCCCCGTTCCGTCATTGAAAGATATGCCTGTTTTTCTCTCCGTAAATTTTGATATATTTTCCAGCTACCATGTCTGCTTTCGCTTCGATTGGACTACCTGGATAGCTTGACCCGGGGTCGATCTCGTCATTCTCGCCCTGTCTGATGTGTTCAAGTTCGTGGAAAACAGTTCTAAGAATGTCAACTAAGTTTCTGTTATTTGCATAGACCCAGATTTCATCACTACCTAGTTCATGTCTACCTGTATGGTGACCTTCTTGTGCTTCTTTGCTATCATAACTTAATTTGATCTTGGGCATATTTTGTATGTTTAAGATATCACCCATCCATTTAGCGGCTTTCTGCACTTCTTGGTCGATATCGATCTTGTCAGTCTCACGAATCTCGTTCTTCCAAGTGTTGGGTTCACGGCCAAAACGCTTTTTGAAAAGGTCCTTTAAGGCTCTATGGTGTAAGTTATGCTTTTTAGAAACATCTTTTACTAAACGGTCGATAGTATCCGCAGTGTTTGGATCCTGCGCTTTGATTTTAGGTAAGCGATCTGCTAAATCTTGTACAGCAGATTCATACTGTTTGCTTTCGCCACCGCCGCCATCGCCACCACCAGAATCTGCAACGTCATTCGCCCCGCCATAGTAATACCCATAGCCAGCGCCGTATGCAAAGGGTTTTCTTGATCTTGATTTGCGTTTTTTCTTTCTTTCCGTGAGGAATTCGTTAGCTCTCATTATATCGTCCCGTCTTTTATGTATTTATGCGGATTCGTATAATGAGTACCGTTTACAAACGTACGGCTTTCCTCTTAAGTGTCTTACGACTTCTATAAAATCATCTGTAGCATCTGTTCTGACTCCAGTAATCTGTAAAGTCACTCTAGGATGATGGCTAGCGTTAGCAGTAGAGTGCGGAATATTCATCCAATCAAATGAAGTTAAGTCTCCTGCTCTCCACTGATGATAGTTATAGTTACCATAACTCCAGAACTGTCCTGGCTCCCAGTCAGTTAACTGAATCATGTATCGTGAAACTTTAGAAGGATAGTCTGGACACCACTTGTCAAGTTTATCGATGTGCAAGTTCCATACTTGACCTGGATGTTGCACATGTAATCTTACCATAGTGTTTTGAAGATGAAAAGATTTAGCGATATCCATTAGATTGTCAGGTATTTCCCAATTAAGATTAGATACTACATAGTCTTTATCGTAACCCTGCTGTTCTAAATCATATTCTTCTGATAAGTGTTCTTGTTCTGATCTAATCTTGGCTTCTTTATCAGGATTGCCACGTGTACGCCAGGTTGCTTCTTTAGACTCTTGAATGATTCTTTCTATCTGTTGATCAGTCCAGTTGATATAGATAGAACCAATCCTATCTACTGCATCTAATACTGGATGCATTCTAAAATTATCAAAATGATAGTTGCTTCTTGCTTTAGTTTGTTCCCAACTACTTTGCATAGTTATAATACCTTCACACTAATGTTTTTAAGTTTATAATCTTGGCGATACTGTTCTGGTGGTTCATCAATGTTTAAAAGATTTGCTAATTGCAAATTCGTATAAACAATTGTACCTTCTTTCCTCCAGGCTTTCATGATGTCTGCATTTTGAGCATCAATGATCTTTGACATAGTACGCAAGTCTCTGTAGTATTTATGATATAGCGGGTATGTGATATCAAAATGACCACACCGTACCCACCATCCTAGACATTCATCATCACTTCTGTGAACTAATACGACGGGGCAGTCAGGCCAATGCTGTTTTAAGAAATCAATATGATGTGCGAATACATGAGACTTCACTATCCGCACACCTTCACCTGTGAAGGGTCTATCAAATTCTGCTTCGCATTCTTCTTTAGTATGTTTGTCTAGCTGGTCGAACCAATCACCAAACTCCATACCAGGATCATAATACGCACCTAGATGCATCAGTTTTAATGCTCCGCCGTCAGCATCGTGATAATAAGTTCTTTCGTCACTGTAGTCAGTCTGGTCTATAGATGAACTAAAGTAAATATTCTTTACAACACTGCTCCACTTAGAGCCGGGTGCTCCAGCAACAAAGATGTATTTCACTTGCGATATCCCTCTTTTTCAAAGTATTTCTTATTGCTATCTAACCAATGATCATCAACATAGTGTATATATTTTTGATTTGGATTTTCTCGTAGTATATCATTTAAACGAGGATTACCATAGTCTATTGGGAAACTGAATAGACGTTGTAGTGTTTTAAGATACTTGTGTCTATACAGGTACAACAGTTCTGTACTCATATAAACGGGATTGAAACTATCAAAGTAGTCTTGGAACGCTAAGAATTGATGATAACTGTGTGTTCCACGCAATCTCATCTCTTGTTTTTGTAAAATAAATTCTTCACGACCGATCAAGCCGATCTGGACATTACCTACTTTTTGTAGTTCGGGAATGACTGCTTCATAGTCGGGAACAACAGTCTCCCCCACATCAACATAAGGACAACTTACACTGATAACATGATATTCGTATTCACTCCAATCGATCTTGTGAACGTTTTGAGGATCTCGCCAGATGTCTCCATATGGTTCGAACTCATGCCTGATCCAATAACGATCATTTAATTCTTTCCAACCCCCTACGTCAGGGTGCAGAGCAAGACATTTTGAGAAAACGTGATTGCCTGAACCCTGGGGGCCTGTTATTAACAGGATATTTGTCATATTATTGCTTCGCTAGCTCTGGTTTGTATACAGGCTTCTGACCGTATGCTTGTGTGTTCCACCATACTAGATTTTTCAAGTTCTTAGCAGAAGTTTGTTTGCCAAGAATGTCTAGTACTCTAGCACCGTCACGCTCGCCAATGATCCAATCATAATCGCCTGAATCAGCAATCAATGCTTTACGACTTACTGGATCATTTACCATTGCTCTAAGAGCATTTTCAAGTTTTGCTCTGTTGGGATTCTTTTTATCTACCCACAGAGCCTTCTGCAATACATCTCTATAGTTTTTAAGAACTACATATGCATCATAGAAATCGCCTGAAGGAGCTACGCCCCAGCGTTTCTTATAGACTTCAGCAAATGAAAGGTCCTTGAAGTTTCTGTCATTTACGATAGCACCTGTTTTTAAATCTAAGATTCCGTGAGTGAACCAAGTTACGTTCTCGGGAACTTTAGAAGGATGCTTTTTATATGCGGCTGGCGACTCACGTGTAACGTTTAGTTCACCTCGCATATAAGACAAACGTCTCTCACCACCCTTCATACCGGGTACATATGTGATCTTGTCATTAAAGCACTTAAGATATGCATCAAATGATTTTTGAGGACCGCATACTAGCATAGTGATAGCCATAGTGTCAGGATTCTGACCACTACCGGCTGCAAATCTTACTCCGTTTTCCGGATTGCTGTCGTTACGCTTGCCAACAACGATAGTAAGATTTTGCAGACCTAGTAGTGCGTAATCATTATAATTGTAGTCAACTTTAGAGAGTAAAAAGTCTTCTGCATTACCCCCATTGCTAACCATGATTACGTTTGGATCATATCTCAACTCGTTATGAAACTTATTGAATCCCGGAATGTCTCTAGCACCTGGAATATTTTCTACGATGATAGTATCACCGGGCAGTTTCTTTTCAAGTTCTCCTGCAACGATTCTAGCCCATACGTCTGTACCGCCACCTGGATTTTGCGGAACGATAAGACGAAATGTTTCTGCTTGTGCAGTAGATACCATACCTACTAGACACAGTAATGCAAATAACTTTTTAAACATTATGTTAATCTCCTATTAAAATTTCTTTTCAAACACTAAAGCGATACGATTGCGTGACTCATCGTCTTTGAAATGTAAACGATCAAGGTGTAATTCAACAGCATCAGCGAATGACCACTTTACTTTATGCTTTAAGCGTAAACGTGGACCGTGTCTGTAATCATTTTCTTTTGCAGAATTGCCGTTACCACTGAATCCTTCACGATAGTCATATGACACACGCACTTGTAAATCTTTAGTAACTTTGAACTTGTAACCTGGTTGAATAGTCCAGAAGTAAGAATGATCTTTACCATGTGGTAGTTTGATACCTACTTGACCGTTAACTACAAAGTTGCCAACTTCTTGACCGATTCTGATCATATGACGCTGGGTGTTTTTATCACCTTCGAATCTATGATTAGTACGTGAACCATAGCCAAGTTTGAAGCCATTGTCCCATTCACGATCTAAGTCAATTCTTACATTCATCTGATCTTTGCTTGAGACACTAGAATCATCATAACGAACGCCAAACTTGACTTTATCTTGATAACCCTTGTCTTCAGCAAATGCCGGTGTTGTGAACATCAATGATGCACATAATAATACTAATAACTTTTTCATACGTAATTTATCCTTGTTTTGTTGTAGAATATTCCGTAAACAATGGCTACGGTAGCCAGTAAGACTAAAGTACCACTGATAGGTCTAGTGAAAATATCTAGTGGTTCATATAGTCTGATGTATTGATTGAATGTAGCTTCTAGCCGTTCAGCCAATACAAACCCTATGATCAATGCCGCTCTGCTTAACTTGAAACGAGTTAAAAACATTCCAAACAGACAGCACAATCCAAAGATCGCATAATCTTCCCAGTATCCAGTATACTGTACACTACTCCATAATAGCAAGCCCATGATAGGCCAGAAATAATAGATGAAAGGAAGATTAGTGATCCTTACTGCATATCTTATAAACACTAATCCTGCAAAGAAACTAATGATCAAAGACCAGAAGTAACTGCTTGCCAGAGTGTCAAAGAATGACAGATCCTGTAATAACGCAGGTGATCCTAATTCGATACCTACGATTAAAAATAATGACATGATGATAGCTTCAAAGTGTGCGCCCGGGATACCAAACAATACTGTAGGAACATATGCGCTTGCTTTCTGTGCGTTGTTAGAACCTTCAGTACCAATCACACCTTTGATGTTACCCTCACCAAACGGAATCTTTTCGTTTTTATTCCAAGCAACTGTCTGACCATAAGAGAGCCAGTCAGCAACACTGCCACCGATACCGGGAATGACACCGATAACAGCTCCTACAAAACCACCACGCAATCCGTCTACTTTGTGAATCCAAGAATCTTTGAATCCTTGCCAAATCTGTTGCCATTCTGTTTGAATGTTTTTGACAATCACTTGCTTGTGTCTGTTTCTATATGCTTTCATCAGTTCAGGAAACGCTAACACACCTGCTACTAGAGGAGCCATTTGAATAGCACCACCTAAGTAGTCCCATCCAAACGTGAATCTCATCTCGCCTGTCACAGGATGCTGACCAACTAATCCCAAGAATACACCTATCGCTAGTGCGATGATACCCCTGAACCAATATTTGCTGTTGATAAAACATACTGCACAGAACGCTAACAACAAGAACGCAAGAATCTCTGGGATAGCAAATGTCAACACGATGGGGGCATAATAAGGTAAGAACAAGAATACTAAAGCACCCCAGATCAATCCGTTCATTGTTGATGTGCTTAGTGCGGCGCCTAATGCTCTAGCGCCTTCGCCTTTCTGAGTCATGGGAAAGCCATCTACCATAGTAGCGGCACTGCCGTTAGCTCCGGGAATACCCATCACTACACTTGCGAAACTATCACCGATAGCCGCGGCAACTACCATAGCAGTCGTGAATACTACTAGTAAGCTGGGGTCTGCTCTGAACACATCAATGAATCCATATATGGATATCAATCCAATGCCTGCTCCAGCAACGGGTATAACTCCAAACATGAAGCCATACGCTGTGCCAAGCAGTAACCACATAAGGTAATCCATAAAATTTTAGATCCTTTCTGATTTCAGATAAGTAGATATATAAAAATCAAAAGTATTTATACTTTTTTCTCAAAAGGACGAAATTTTACGATGAACAACAAAATTTTTAAGTTAGTGATGGAAAAGTTGCAAGAAGCACTGAATTTACCTAAGTATGATGAAATTCGTGCTAGCCTTGATGAAAACACAAAGTTTGAGGACTTGCATCTTACTCCTGCTAAGTTTGAGAAGTTTAAAGACAAGATCACTGAAACGCTTACTCTGAAAGAACAAGATAAAGTTCGTTGGGAAGGCACCATCAAAGACATTGTTCATCAGTTAGATGTCAAGTATTCTAACATGTTCTTTGGAGAGATTTGGAAGCCGCAGACTGAGCGTTATAGCTATACAGGCTGGCAACTTGTAGACACTGTAAACAAGATGAATCCAAAAGCAGTCTTAGACGTAGGATGCGGTTACAATCAATTCAAGGGCCGGATTCAAAACTTGATTGGTATCGATCCATACAACAACATGTCTGACTATCAAGTTGACATTTTAGAGTATGCAAACGTTGACGAACATTTTGATGCTATCATTGCGCTAGGCTCTATCAACTTTAACAGTAAAGATGATATCAGAGACCGTCTTGCTAATTGCGAAAAACTGTTAGCAAAAGGAGGAAAGATGTTCTTTAGAGTCAACCCAGGCATTCAACATAAGACAGGACCCTGGGTAGATGTGTTTCCTTGGAGCTTTGAAGTAGCGCATGAGTTTGCTAAAGAGTTTGGTGTAGAGTTAGAAACTTTTAAGAAAGATGCAAACGACCGTTTGTATTTTGTTTATCACAAGCCTGCTTAGACTTCTAGTTTTCTGCTAATGATACCTAAACCTGCAACTTGTTTAGGGGTATCATAGCGTTTTGGATCAATCATTGGGTATAAAAATTTAGTTCCGTTTGTGACTATATCAAATTTGCTTCCTGCAGGAACTAAATGTGCTTTTTCATATTTTCTAAACGTGTCTTCATCGACTTCTATAGGTTCACCTATTACTACACTACCTATAGCAACTGCTTTGCCTCGACCAGTGCGAACAATACTGACTCTTTTACCTACGTAGGGTTTAAGAGAATTAGTGTTTCTAGTTTCGTATTTTTTCTTGCCATCTATGATTAAATCAGCGTATGAAATGTTGCCATCAGATTTAACATTGATTCCTATATTAGGAACTGCAATTTCGCTGGCTCGCATGATTAGCCACGCTTCATTAAACGTATACTGCCGATCCTAGAATCAGGAACGTTATATAATCGTTTCATTAATTGTCTTGCTTCGAAATGATTTTTAGCAGATACAGTGAGATCCATATTACCCGTATAGCCTGGTTGCTGTACAAATACAGTAGCAACATATAAGTGTTCAGGCTTTACGATATCAGAGGCTCTCATGTGAGATTACCTATCGTAGATACTTTTTTCTCTAGGACCGTGTTCTGGTTTGAAGAAAGATACAATCTTGTCAAAATTGGTTTTGCTCATGATAGCAACATCTTGCATCTTTTCTTTATCTAGAGGTTTGACTAAAGAATACATCTCCATGAATGCATTAATGTCTTTCATTGGGAGTTTATGTTTGCTACCGTCAGTAAACTTGATTTCATAGTTACCGTCTACGTCAAGTGCTTTACGTAGTTGCATAACAAAGTGAGGTACTTTGTCCGCATCAGGATCTTCTGGCTTCTCGTCTTCTTCGTCCCAATCGTCTTCTTCGTCAGGACGCTTCTTACGTGCTTCATCTAGATCGGCTTCTACGCCAGAAAGTTTTTTGAGTTCGTTAATATCCATACTAGTATTTATCTCATTTGCTTCATAAGTGTTAGTATCACTTCTGGCATCAGAAGCAACACCCATTACCATACCGGGTGAACCGTCGCCCCTATACGAGTTTTCATTTACGATGTCAATAAATGTTCTCATTTAAAATATATTCCTAGTTTTTGTTAGTGTATTTATTCGTATGAATAGCTAGAGCGTACATATTTTTTTATTTTCCAAACGTCTTCTCCAGAAAAAGGGCGCTCTGTAGAAAGTGATGCAGTAAACTTATATGTACCTGCTTTAAACAATTTAAAGAAACTACTCGTCTTCCAATGACCATCTTTTAAATATAATGTTTTATCGGTAGAAGATATCTTGTTGTCAATCGCAACTGTAACTTGTTTGTCTTCATCTAAATGTATTTCGAACGACACCTCATCTGGTAAATGGTCTTTATCGATACTAACAATATTTTTTAAAGTTTGGTCAGGTTTAATATCAACTGCATTTAATTCAGCATGAATTTTGAATGAAGGCATAAAGCCGGTATAGTTGATGCTTGGTCTACATCGATAATCATCTGCGTGTGTTGGGTTTCTGTCAAAGTCTACTAATGCGTCACTGAACTTATTAAGCAATAATGCATCTTCGTCTAGCATATTATGCTTGACTGACTTTGTTACTTGATCTGTTACGAGATCAAAGTGTGAGTACCACATGTGTACATCACAATGTAATCGATCTGGTATACTGATAGCATCATCTTTAAAAAACTTATGTTTTACACAGTTCTTCCAAACTGTGTATTGTCCTTCATCAAACAATGATTCACCAACTAGTTCACTGACCAAAACATCAATCGATTGTTTTGGTATCATATCTATAATTTGTTCGTTGGGGAATCTTCCAGTGATAACTTTGAATTTAGATTGATCGTAGCAACTTTCTAATGCGAATTGTGCTACTTTAGCAGATTGTTCCATTTGTTCTACTGCATAAACGAATTTAGCACCATGTTCTAGTGCGTATGCCGCAAGTAATCCAGTCCCTGAGCCTACATCAAGTACTACCTTGCCTTTAACATGCTTCTTTAATGCATCATAGAAGAACTGATTTCTCAACTTATCGTTAAGCATCATGACATATTGACCGAAAATTCTTTGATTTAACTTTATCATGTTAAAGAATCTTGACCTGTCACGTGTGCATAGACTAATTTCTTGTTTTTAACGCCCCTGACCTCTGTACTTCTTGTATGAACGCTTTTTGTCTTTGTTCATGCTTGATAGTTTGATCGCACCTCTACCGATACTTGTACCTTTGCAGGCTGTGTCGTTGAGTACTCGCTTTGTGTTACCTGTTTTAATTGATTTCGCCATCGTGGTTTCTCCTTATCCCCATCCTAAATCGGCATTATTTTGTTGTGCAAACTTGATTATCTCAAGTAGCTTATCTATATATCTTTCTACTTGAGAAGATGATCTTCCCATATGATACATCATAGGTCCCTGTCTACCAATTCTATCTAGTCCGGTTTCAGGGTCTTTATATCGTTGCATCTTGTTACCCGTGATAGAACCCGGCTCGGTATATTCTTCGGAACCTTGATTTTTAAGCATGATCAGTCTACGCATTATATCAGGTAAATCTTTGTTGTCAATATGCCCGGCGTAATCTGGGTCATCTATCCCCAGCATCTGTTGGATAGCAAATGCGTTTGAATTGCTTACGTTAAGTTCGGGTGCATCTGATACCCATTCTTCTCGTTTACCTTTGCCCCCGCACATATCACAATCCCACTCGTCCTTGCCATATGATTCTTTACCTTTACCGTCACATACCCAACACTTTACTTCTTTTTTAGAACCAAAAGGGTTGTGATAATACTTATTTTCTTTGTCGAAAACGATTGGATCGAAAGTTACACTTTCTTTTAAAGATTGTTTTATGTAATTTTTATGTATATTAACGGTGTCGCCTACCTTCACGCTTGATTTTTTTCCTGGAGCGACTTCAGCAGAAACTATCTCTATCTTATACTTGCCTTTAGGGGAGATGTCAAGTATTTTTCCTTGCAATTTTGCATATTGAGGATAATTTTTTGTGAGGTCAATAACGGAACCCACACTCTCTGTTATAAATTCACTAGCTCTCATTATTTGCCTCCGTATGGTGTCTCACCTGTCAAGTACGGTTTAGAAAACCATAAACGAAACCATTCATTAGTTCCGGGCTGTATATCTTTGTCTTTCATAATCTTAGATATCTTGCTAGCAGTGTACGAGATGTTTGAACCCATAGAGTCATCACCCTTCTGTTCGCTGATACCCGCTAATCTCATCAAATCTTGCTTAACGTGCAAGAACTCAGATGTTCTTGGTAGCTTTCTACCTTCTAAGATAGCTTGCTCATCTTCACGCAATTTGCCTGACTTGATCAAGTCTTGGAACTTGTTCATTGGCATGTACCAATTGCCACTAGATGCCATCTTAAAGCCCATGTCTTTCATCTGCTGATCAGTGTAAGAACCACGCAGTTCACCGGGCTTTACAAAGTGATAGTTGGGTTTCCATTCTTTCTTGGGTTTATTTTGTTGACGTTTTTCTGCTTCACGTTTAGCCCATGCGAGATCACCTAATGACTCTGCTAATTCGTTTTCTAAAAGACTAACATAAGGATCAACATCTGTCTTACTGATATCGTCAAAGTGATCGCTCACTAATTCTGATTCAGTTAATAGATAGTTGATGATGTCTTCGCTAGACTCACGTAGCCATTTGTTGCTTTTAGCAAACGGACTTAAGATGTCTTTTAATTCGGGATATCTATCTAAGAAACGACTGATCTTTTGATCTGTAGTATAAGTTTCTTTTTCACCCCTGCCGTCGAAAATGACTACTGGACCTTTGTCGGGAAAGTAAAGGATATTGTTTATTCTAGTTGTACCTTGAGGAGTCTTGTAATACATTTCATATGCCGTGCCTGGTGGAAGTTGAGGACCTTCTCTCCAGCTGTATCTTCCAGCATATTTTGCACCATGTGGTTTCTTGACAACACTCAGATAAAATTTATCCTCACTATTCCAAGACTGATTTAGTTTTCTTACTTGTTCAGGAGCAACACCCGATTCTTTAGCTTTCTTAGGTGGGATTAATTTTTTAAGCTCTGGCATGTTTTTGTACAATGCATTCACAAGACTGATGTGAGATATAGAATCATTGATACTACTCATACTGCCATCATTGTCAATAAAACCGATATCACCGTTGTCAGGTCTGACATATAGTCCGTGTGAATTGATCAAGTTTCTGTATGAATTACCGTAGTACGGAACTTCTTTCATGATCTTTATGAAGAATTCTGCTAGGGCCGGGTTAGGATATTGTTCTTCCCGCTCCACTCGTCTTTGATGATCGCTCATATCTGTAGGCGCTAACCAACCAGCTCTGTAATAATTTCTACGTTCATCAGACTCTGGAACGTTCCAGATAAATTTATATACAGGGTGTTGACTACCCGCTTTCTTTATGTTATATAAGTTTTCGTTGTTACTAAAGCCAGCTGGAATAGTATCAGTTGTATCTGCTAAGTGACGCATAGTACCTGAACCATGAATTCCAGTATGTTTGCCCTGAACTTCATCTGCTTGTGCTTGAATCTCTTTTTTGACTTCTTCGTTGTCAGCCATGTATGTAGGAATATTCACCTCACGATGAACAGTGGGGCTTAGGGGTACTGCTATACCGTTGTTGAACCAAGTACTATCAGCAGTATCTCCTGGAGAATCTTTCACTGGATTAGTTATTGGAGTAAAATATAGCATCCTACCATTCTTAGCATTAAAGATGTATTCTCTGATATTACCTAAGGTTTTAACTTCATCCGGTTCACCGGCGCCAACTACACCAATATAGTCATTTTTTGTTCTTTCTTTGACATACTCTTTTAACGCAGGGTTCTCATTCATTAATCTATACCATGCATGAGAGCCGTACTGTTCAGTATCACCCCTGTAACCCCTGTCAATCATTTGTGATGCGATTGTTATCATAGCAGGAAGATTTTCTTTTCTACCATAGCGATCATTATAATCTTCACTATATTGAAATGCTACGTTTTCTTTGTTAGGATCTTTAAAGAAAATATCTTCTCTGCCGGGATCGTCAGGACGTCTTTCTACCCTGAATGTATCTGTTTTAACTTGTAAGTCTTCTTCACTATCTGCAACTTTTACTAAAGCAGGGTGAGGCGATTTGGGGTGGATGTTCTCTTTCTTGATAACATCTACCATCTCAGGGAATTTTCTGAATAATGCGATTATCTCAGCTTCGCCAAGTGTTTTTGCATTTAATTTCTTATCATCATCAGTTTCGCCCCAATTGATCAAATCTTTTGGTATAGCGTTTACTTCGATTCGCCCGATCTTACCTGTCTTACCTCTTCTGTCTCTAGCCTGCGTAGTGACTACGTAAGAATCACCTGTCTGCTTATCAGTAACTAATAGTCTAGGTGTACCGTGTGATGTAGCATTACCTGCACGATCTACCTCATCAAATCTTTTAACTTTAACTCGGTCGTTGTCAATAGTTTGTCCAGGAACATATTTTGTTCTGTCATATCCGTAACCACCTGAATGACTCATACTATTGTCAGGTGATACAAATTTTTCTAGACCGGGAAATTTTTCTATAAAATGGTTTATTAAGCCAGGTACTGATCTTTCTTGATCATATCTGTAGCCGTATGAGCGAGTAGAAGTGAGGTCTATAGGTTTAGCACGATCATCAGCGAACGCAGAAATATCAGCACCGACAAAAGTTTTATTTTCTATCTGATCAGTAGCTGGTTGTGCTTCACCCCGATATTTGATAGTTAAAGAATATTTCTCTCCGGGGCGACTTGGATCTTTTGGAATCAAGAAATAATTGTCTTTGGTGATTATATCTCTATCGGCTCTTTCAGTCTGAGTATGATATTTTTTAAGTACAGCATTGCCTATATCGATTTCTTCTGGATTGAATGCTTTTGTACCGGGCAACATGTCTTTTAGATCAGCATGTCTATCTAAGAAAGCAACTTGTTGCAAGAATGACATTTTCTCAAGATTACCCCGAGCATCCATAGTTTCTATGTTATCTACTTCACCGTTAGGGTCCATAGAAAATACTATACCTTCTTGTCCCCCAACATCGTTATCTTTTATATAATAAGCAACAGGTTTCCCGTTCTGACCAAACTCGTATACTTTACCGTTCTGAGTATCTATACTAGAATGAGGAGCCATCCATCCATATTTGGCTGAAGAATTGCTTCCGTGTCTTCTTCCTAAGTCACTAGTAGCATTTTGTATACGATTAAGCGCATCTTTGAACATAGTATTGAGTTCAGGATGCTCTATCATAAACTCATATGGATTCACTTCCTCGTAAGTAGAACGGCGTTGTTCAGATTTAGGAACCCAGCGATATATTCCTTTTTTCAAATCACCAGATCCATATGAAGTGTCACCGACCAAACTGGTTACAAATTTTCCATCTGAAGTATCTATGATAGCATACTTTTCACCAAACTTCACATACGTGTTATCACCTTTTTGTATTTTTTCAGCAGTCTTTGGATCATAACCGTCGATATCTATGCCTAGCTTTTCAGTTAAGCCGGGCATATTTTCTACAAAGTTATATTTCTCTATTGGAGATAACGATCTGTTACTCTCGTTTCTTATCTCTACACGATCATTAATATCTTTTTCGATAAAATATTCTTCACCTTCGTGAGATGGATTCTTTGGAACTACACGCAAGAAGGGTCTATTATTTTTCTTGTAGATGTATAGAGTGTAAGTTTCATCTTTTTTGATGATAGGCTTCTGTAACCAAAACAAACCATATTCTTCTGCTTGCTGTTTAAAGATATCTGCTAGCTGTGGATATTTCTCTACTAGTTGTACAAGCTCACCTTGATTGAGCATTGTATCAGATTCTTCTGCGTACTGTCTAGAATCAAAGTGGAACTGATATTTCTCACCCGGATGTGATGGCTTTCTGGGAATGATGATATACATCGGGCCTTGTCTATTATAGTGGCTGAAGTAGTTATGACCTCTAGTAGCAGCCGTACACCAACGTGTGCCTCTACCAAAGAAGCAAGCGGAAGTTTTATCTTTTGGTTTCAATACTAACAAGTTGTCAGCATCATAGATCAATTCATACTTACCACGCTCTGCTTGTTTGTCTTTGTCAGCTTCCAGTGGATCTTGATACTGATCGACTTCATTCATGAAATCATTAAAAGACTTATACTGACCAATATCGTTCTTTGGTGGCTTGATGTGACGCTTGATTTTTAGTGCATTGAATTTAGCTAGATATTCTGCAACGGTAGAACCGATATCTTCGATACTCATCTGATCGTTGATGTAAGTTCTTACCATCCATTGCACATATTCTTTATTGTTAGTTGGATCGATTTCTTCGAACTTTTTTAGCAGTTTGAAAACAGCCTTAGTTCTTAATTTCTCAATAGCTTCTTCTGCTTTGGCTTTTTCTTCTGGACTAGTTTGGGGATTGTCTACAACTTCTTGTAGTTCATTTTGCTTTAGCCATACATCCATAGGAATACCAGTGACAGTCTGTGCACCGGGTGTTTGTTCTAAGTCTTGGAAGTACCTTAAGAATAACTTTTTGCCAAAGTTCTGTGCGGTTTTCTCGGTATTATACTCTTTAAGTATCTCTCTTGGAAGCATTGTTTACTCCCTAGCTTTTTTCAATATACTTTTGATCATCCAACGATGTTTATTGTGTGCATCTAAACGTTCGGCGATGAAATTAGAGATACCATATTCTTTTTCCGCTTCAGAAACGTCATAGCATTCTTTAAGTAGTTTAATGATGATCTCATTGTCACGTAACAATTCAGCCATCATTAACTCTGCTCTAGGAATCATAGTTTGATCTGGTATCATAGAAAGTTCAGCAAATCTTTCGATTGACCCGGGAGTGTATTCGTCTAATGTACGAATGTATTCTGCGGTTCTATCTAGTGTATTGTCATATACTTCTTCGTATAGTTTACCTAGAAATTTATGATATTGCGGGAAATCGCTACCTTCAACGTTCCAGTGAAAGTTCTGCGATTTGATCACAAATGCATAAGAAGTAGCAAGTAGTTTTTTCAAATATTCAGAAAGCATGATTTAATCCTATTTCATGTATTTATCGATTAATTGTTCTACTGTTGCATTTACTTTAAGTACTGGAACTTTCTTATATTCCAGCTTTTTATATGCATCATATCTGTGATGACCGTTAACTATTCTGCCTTTCTTATCGATGATTAAAGGTTTGTCTTTACCGCCTTCGATCATTTCTATAGTTTTCTTTACTAAGCCTTTCACACGCTCAGTCTGAATAGGAATCAGTTTACTTAATTTGACCTCGCCTTCTTCGATCTCAAAGTCGCCGTTCTCAAAGTGTGATCTATTAAGTTGTGGTAGTTCATCTCGTTTATATATTTTCTGTTCAGTAGTCATAGCAACAGTACGCTCCTGTCCTTTTCGCTTAAACTTATCGTTTTCTTCTTCGTAAGAAGAAG